GAACTTACAGTGAAAATAGAGCTAGGATATGAATTAGGATCATCAAAAAAAGCAACCCCTACCGTGTAGAACCTTGCATTAATTCCACTACTACTTGAAATTATAAAAGCTCCATTTGCGTAGTTTTCAAATTTAATACCACTACCTATTCCAACTCCATTCGCTAATAATTCAAACTTTGGATAAACATTTCCAGAAGGTGATTTAATATAAACAGCACCATCATTGCCATTGCCGTTAACTGTCACCTCTCCATTAGTAGGATTTATAGAAAACATATCACTGCTATCACTTGAATCCCTAACCACTAAAGGTGCATCTGTTCCGTTTGATTTTACTTTTATTGGTTGTTGAAATTCTTGCGTTCCAGTCCATTCGTTATTGTTTGAAAATAACTGAATAAACAATCCAAGTACCCATGACCAAATACCACCAGATTTAACTAAGTTTTCTGATGATTCGGTTGGTTCTGGATCATAATTAAATGAAGGTCCATTATCATATAGATAATTTACCGATTCTTTGATTTCATTCAAATCATCAGCAGTTACTGAATTTTTTCTTGGTAAACCACTTTCGCGTGTGGAATTTTTATTTTCGTAAGTTATTTTCATAATCCAAAGTTAAAAAAACTATAATCAAACATTTTAACATTATAATCCAAAATTTAAAACATTATTCAACGCAATGCCATTTCCATTCGTTATTCCAACAATGTCACCAGCATTTAATTCATTCGTTGTGGAATCCCAAAGATAATTAAATTCAACAATTTCCAAACCATCTAATTTGGTTATTTTCAAATAAATGGAAATTCTGTCAATACCAATTAATTGAATGTCAATTTTTATATCAGAAAAATCTTGCATAAATGCCAAATCTTCTGCAACTGCTCTTTTGATAGTCTGAATTGATGATGAACTTAACGCAATGTTTTTAAGTGTTCTTTCAAGCACCGAAATATATTGAATGTCTGGTTCATTGAACATCAATAATGAATTACCCCACCAATCATTTGATTCACCATCACTTGACACTTCAACGTTTCCGCCAAACATTGCAAGGTATGGCATATTTGACAAACCATCAATGAGAACAAAATCATTTCCGTTCAAAACAACATCACCACCATTTCCTGTTTCTATTATTAATAAATCTGCCATAAATTATTTTCTCATTGTTGAACTCATTCTTGGTTGCATTTTATTTCCTGGTGTTGTCATGTTTGCTTTGACACCATCTGGCAATCCACTAAATGAAATTTCTAGTTTTTGTTTTTCAGTTTTTTCTGTAATCGATTTTGAAATATTTTCGCTTCTTGCCTTGTCTGGGTTTGCAGCGTTCATTTCTCGTCTTGCCACTTTGTTTGCTAAAACACCAGTTCTTTGTTGGTTTTCAATTATTTCTTTTTTCTTCATGATGCCAGCAGTAGGACCATATAAAACGTAATCCATTAAACCTGGTCCTTGCGCTAACTCGTCTTTTAACTGAACACCTTTTTTTATGGATTCCTTCAACAACTCTGCTTCTGCTTCTGCTGTTGCTCTATCCATTATTGATTTGGTCAATTCTTTTTCTGCTGCATTTATGTTTCTTAATGCTCCAGCTTGTAAATTGTATTTCTGAACTAAACCAGGTGACATTGCATCGATTTTTTTCAAAGTTTCGGTGTATGCTTCTGTACCTGCTTTTGTGTTTCGTAATGCATTAAATAACTGAATAACTTCAACACGCTGATCAACTGTTTTTTCTAATGCTCTTTGTTTTATATCGTTGTTAACTTGTTCTGCAACACTTAAACCACTAAATGCATCAACAACTTTATATACCGCAAATGCAACAGCACCCAATGTTAATAAAAACGCCCCTAATGGATTCATAGATATTAACAAATTAAATACCCTTGTTGCTGCACTAGCAATCACAGCCGCTTTCTGATATAATCCAATAGCAAATGAAACCGCTGAAACAGCAATTGCAAATGCACCCAAACCTGCAACTATTTTAACAACAGTACCAGCCAACTCCCTGTTGTTATTTATCCAGTTTGAAATTCCTTTCACAAATGGCATCACAGATTCAACAACATCATTGATAACTGGCAACAATGCATTTCCAAGTGTGATTGACAATGATTTGACATTGTTTCTTAACATTGCCATTTTTGCTGCCATTGTATTGTTTTTCTTGGCTGCTTCTGTTGTTAATGATGTTCCTTTTGCGAATGAATCAGATGAAACTTTTTGAAGTTCAGTTAATCTTTCGGTTGCAGAACCAAGCGCACCAATAACTTTGATGGTTTCTTGTGATCCAAGCCCTAATTCTTTTAATTTATTAGCCATTATTTCAGGCGCCATTCCTTTGAATGTACTTGCAAAACGTTTGGCAAATTCTGTTGGATCTTGTTTTAATAATGTTTTAGCTTCAACGCCTGACATTTTCATTTGTGATGCAAAACCATTTATTCGTTCACCTGCAACCAATAATAAGTTGGTCATACCACCAGCCCCAATTTGTGCATTTATTCCTAGTTCTTCTAAGAATGTACCCATGGCCAACGTGTTTTGAATAGATGGTTTTAAAGCATCTGGCAAAGCACCAAGTCTTAATGTGAAATCTGTAATGTTGGCTGATGTACCAGCACCAACAGCGCCTAATTCATTTATGGCTGATCCAGATTTCATGATTGCATCAGCAATGTTCATGTTTCTGGTGTCTGAAAACAATGCTTTTATTTTTCCAACTTGCGAAACAGCCTCTTCAACACCACCCGCAAAATCAGCTCCTAATGCTATATTAAATTTATCTGCTGCAGATGTAAAACCAACCAAATCTTTTGAAGCAATACCCAATTGGCCTCCGATTTCAGAAATCTTAACCAAATCATCAATTGATGTTCTTGTTGTATTTGATAAACTTAAAATTGAATCACCTAATGCTTTTAAAGGCGCCCCGCTTAATTGTGTTGTTTTTCCTACATCAGCCATTGCATCTTCAAAATCAACAGCTTGTTTAACCGCCAAACCAAGTGGTGCAGTTATGGCTAATCCAACAGCACCAGCAGAACGACCAATGGCAAATGCTTTGCTTCCAGCGTTTCTAAAATCCCTGTCCAATTTATTAGCAAATTGGGAAGCGCTCCCTTGCATTTTCGACAAAGGTCCGGTGAATTTATCAACCGCTGTAAATACTGCTGGAATTACGAATTTCATTGTTTACCCTCGTTTAATTCTTTTATCACTTCAATTGTGTCATTGTACCAATATTCTAAACCAAAAAGGTCTGCATCATCAAGATACAGACCAAATAGAATTTCTGGAGACCAATGGTGGTATCTTGCCACGGTCTTAATCATTGCATCGATTGACTCAATGTCTAAAGAAAAAAAACCGCAATGCTTTGTGAAATCGTGTTATCTTCTGTATCAAGTTTGCTGATAATTCCAACAGCTTGACCAGTCAATGCACAGATATAAGCTCTTAATCTCTCATCAGCTGAACCGCTTGCCAACTTTGAAATATAAGGATTTAATTGTTCTTGTGTTAACCTTGGTTTGAATTTCAACTCCTTAGTTCCACCTTCACCGATTTCAAACAACAAATGCTGTGTGATCGTGTGATCTTCTTCAACAGTTAACAATCCATCTTGAATTGCTGCAACTAATGAATCAATGTGTTGTTTATAATCTTCACGTTTTGAAGCGCGAACACGCTTATAATCCAACCAGCGATTAACGTCTTGAATCGCTATTTCTTTACTTACTACCATGTTTATTGTGTTTTTGTGTGTTATGCTATTTTTTCAAATTGTCCTGAAACAACCTTCAATGTAAATGTTCCTGCATTTAAATCAATTGAAACATCACCAACTGGTTGTCCTGTACCCTTCCATACGGAACCATTTATATGAGTAACTGTCCAAACTGCTTCTTCAGCTGATTTTTGCAAATCAACAGCTTTCTGTGCATCTTGTCTAATTACAGCATCATTTTCAACCAAAATTTCAAATGAACCAACAACACGGTTTTTTTGATACATAATTGAACCACTTCCAGTGATCATTGATGCATCATCGTTGTTTCTGAAACCACCTGGATCAAATTTGTTTCCTTCGTTTGCTTTTGGGTAAAACACACCCGAACCTAGTGTCGGGTGGTTGTAAGTTACCTCTAAAATATCACCATGAACTGCCATTTTCTATTTTATTAAATGTTTGTACCAAAATTAAATCCTGCTTCAGCTGTCGTTGATGCAATACGAACAAAACCAGTTCTTTTGTATTTGAATTTAGTTTCAAATCTATCTGGATTTGTTGATGAAATTCCAACTGTGATTGATTCCTTAGTGAATCCAGCGTCAGCAATTAAACTTCTATTTACCAAATCATCAGCGTAACCAAACAAAATCCCCTTCCATTGTTTAGGCTTAACAACCTTAGATGCATTTGTGATGTCATTGTCATTTGCCAATGCATGATCAACAACATTGATTTGTTCTAATAAATAGTAACCAAATCTAACATTGAAATCAATCATCAAGTTTCTGACATATCTGAATTGTGGTGGTGTTTCACCAACTGGATGATATGTCGTAACAAAATCCATTACCTTATAACGTCCAGACACTAAGTCAACTGTTGAAATACCCTTTTGAACATAGAAATCTCTAAAATCATAGCTTGACATTTCACCAATATTCAAATCAGTTGGAACAGGCATATCCGGAAGATATTTACCAGAAATATCCAAATGAGGTGTGTCTTGTGCTTGTCTAGCTTCTAATGCGCAATAATTCGCTGCCGCTTCAAATGGGAAACCACTTGAATTTGGAGCTGGACAAAATGAAATTGTCACTTGGTCTCTGTGCGCAGTCGTAAATGGAACAATGTCATTTGTGAAATCAGATCCACAATATCCTGTCAACGCAACGAATGGTTTCATTACGATTGCAGCATAACGCCCTGTTGGATTATCTGGATCAGGAACACCATTAATTGCTTCTAATGTGTCCATGACAGATGAATCTGTATATGTGTTAACAACTAATGTTGTCCACTCATTTCCAATTTTATCATCCAATGTTGATAAGTCTGGAGTTCCAGCACCAGATTGAACATTTGTCAATGAATAAGTAATACCTAAATCATTTCCATTATTATCAACTGTGATTGTTAAATCATTTGCTGTTAAACCTTTCCATTTTGTTTCAAACGTAACTTCATAATCAGTTGCGGTTGCAGTTACTGGAGTTCCTAAAACATTATTGATTGCATCTGCAATTTTATCATTGATTGTGTCGGTTGTGTCACCAATTACAACATTGAAATCATAAGCAACCAAATCTAAACCACGTCTACCATTAATAATAACGGTGTGTTTTCCATTTGCAGTTGCAACACCTGTTGGAACTAACTCAATGATTTTTGAAGTCGCACCAACTGCTTCTTCTTGTGGAATAATTACAACAGGAATTCCACCAATTCCACCACCATTCAATGGTTTCAAAATTCGCATCACATGATAAAGTGGTGATCCATAACCATAACGAGTTCCAACCTCTTGAGCGTTAACCGCTTCAAATGGATCTAAATTCAAATTAATTTGGTTGGCTGTGTTAGCTTCGCCAATAATTAAAATTCTCTGTGGTAAATTAGGTGTCGTATTACTAAAATCACCTTTTTTAATTTTATATCCAACTACTGCTGAAATTCTTTCTGAGCCAACTGCATCACTAATCATAATGTTTTACATTTTAATTTCAAACAAAAATATATTATAACTATTTAAATAATTTTAAAAACTAATATTTTTACGGAAAATTTTTTTAAATTTGATAAATGAAAATAGCTGTATTAATTCCAGATCGAGGTGATAGACCTAATTTTTTACGCAATTGCGAAAGAATGATTGAAAATCAAACATTAAAACCAACTTATATGTTTGTTGTGGACTATCCGCCAAAGAATGATGATTGTGATATTACACAGAGATACAGAGTTGGTTATGAATCAATAAACAAATATGATGTTGACTGCATTTTGTTGATGGAAAATGATGATTATTATTCACAAAGTTACATTGAAACAATGGTTAATAATTGGATTAAGAATGGTAAACCAGATATTTTCGGTACAGATTATACAATTTATTACCACATAAATGAACGCGCACACTTCACAATGAATCATTCAAGGCGTTCATCTGCTATGAGTACACTCATCAAACCGAACTTAAATATTCAATGGCCAAAAGATAATGATCCATATACAGATATTGCATTGTGGAAACAACTAAAAGGAATCACTTTCAGACCAGATGAAATAATTTGTATTGGAATAAAACATGGCGTTGGTAAATGTGGCGGTAAAAACCACACGTGCAATATGCACAGGTATATTAACAAGGATTCAAATTTTGAATTTCTAAAACAGAATATGGATTCAGAATCATTTAATTTTTATACAAATGAGATATTTCAG